GCGCGCTAATTGATCCTTGAAAATCACGTCGCCAACGGGCTGCGAATCTTCGGAGGTTCGCTGAACCATTGTCCCGTTATCAACTTTATAAGTCAACGTCGGAGCGGCTTCAACCATTGACCACCAGAGAACAACCCTCCGGGCGTAATCCTCAACAAGTGTTTGGTACGCCCCGGCGAGGGTGTTGTTTTGAATGTCGCTTTTTATTTTTTCATAAAGCGAAGTCCCTAAATAGGGCGCTAAATGTTTGTCCTGGGCGAGGTAAATCGACGGGTATAACAGGTTTGGATCGACCGCCCCATTTATGTTCGTGTACTTTTTAATGTAAACGTCGCTAATAATTAGAATTTCAGGCATGTTTTTTAATTTTTATCGTCTGTAATTTTTACCCTCACGGCCATAAACAGGGTTTGTTGGAAGGAACCCGTTATAATCCATATCAATAGGCAACAAGGCAACTAATTCGTCGTTTTTAACCGTGTAACCCATTCGCGCGGCTTTTGCTACGGCAATCCTTTGGGCGTCCTTTGCTAGTGGGTTAATGCCCGTTGCGCTTATGAACGTCTCTTTGCGCCAGGCGTGATTGCAATTTCCGCCGCCTTTATAGAGCCAGATTGAATAATAATCGGTTCCGTTCGGGCCCCAACCTGGGTTAACACGTTTGCCCTCCATTGCCTCAATATCCTCTTTCCTATAAAGTTTGTCGGCGCTCAACATTTTTTTACAAAACTCTCGCTCGCTCGCAGCGTTCCCGAAATAACGGTATCGCGTCATGAAAGTAACCCCGGCGTAATTGGTTTCGTCTTGATCGCTTTCCTCTTTTGGTTTGGCCGCTCCAGCGTAGGCCAATTCGTGAGCTTCAATTTTCAGTAATTCCTCATTCTCGGCGTCGTCGTTTTCGTAATCAACCTCGTAACTATCAATTAAAATATAGCCCTCTGGAGCGTCCTCACCTAACGAAATAAGTTCGTCGGCAATGGCCGAGCTCAATTCCTCGCGCTGAATTCTCGCAATAATGCGAGCCGCCCAATCGCGCCCAGGATCGCCGCCCCACAACTCCCAGGCAACCCGCCCAGCGCTAGGAAAACCTTCCTCACCGGAGGCCCAACCTTTGGCCTTTTTATCGACCTCATGACGGGAAAAATAGGCGTTCATTCTTTTAATCGTATCAACGGACAAGTTTCGGAGGTTCGAAATATCGCGAGCTCTGGCGACGCCAACCTCTGTACCGCCTCGCCCGTATTGTTCGCGCCATTTCAACCCCAATTCGGCCCGTTGCGCCATTTCATTCGTGGGTTTATAACTTTCCTCGGCTAATTCAACCGCGCAACACTTTTTTTTTTCAGCCTCCAGAACGGCCGGGGCTGGTGTGGGTGCAACCGTAACGGGCACCTCTATTTTTAACGGGCTGTTTGGAATAACCGTAATAGTTAAACCTGGCATTTCCCAGCTCAAAACATCTTCAAAGGCGCGCGCTAGTTTACGCTGTGCGGGCTCTATAACTTGGTTTGTGAAAATTTCCAATCCAACCGCCATTTCATCCTTATTCGAGCCAAACCCGCTAACGTCGCGAATTCCAAAAAGTAACGGCGTTGTTACACGGTGCGCGACCATTATTAACGACGTTGATTCGGTGCTCAAAAATTGATACTGTTTGTCGGCATCGCTGAGCGGAAACGTTGTAATGTCGGGTTTCGGAGTGTCGCGTTCGTTGAAAGTCATTATAAATTTACCCGCGTTTTTCGCGCCTGTCAATTCGCGCTCCCAATCGCGCTTAATTTCCCGCTGTTGCTCTGGATCCGGGGCGCCTTGAAACATTGAAACAATAAACGACGGCATTAAACCGTTTACTATATTGTTAATGTGGTAAACGCTTATTTCCTTCGCTAGCTCTATTGAGTTAATTGCTGAGTAATAATCTGGGCGCGGGTAAAATTGAGCTCCCGTATAATTGAAACAGTAATAAATTTGGCGAGGCTCGTCGGCCTTTTTTGTTAGATTAAAAAGCGGAATAAACTCCGGCCTGTTTCTTTTTTTCTTTGTGGCGGCCCAGTCGTTCGAATGCCACACGCCACAAATTTCTTCATCTTCGCCATGTATTCCCAGGCGGCATTCCTCGAATGGAATGTGGCGCAACTTTGCCACGTTCTCGCGGTCAAATGTGTAAATTACCTCAATATAAAACCCGCCGTATTTTTTATAATCATGAGCGCAACCGTAATAAACGTCGTAAGTATTGAGCTCTGTTATTCGCTTGTTATAAACGCCAGCCTCGAGCGATTTGCCCGCGATCATGTCGCCAATGGAAATACACAAAGAACCATGAACAGCGCCCGTCTGGGCTAGCTCCCTGAGGTATTGCGGGAATAAATTATTTACCCCGAAATTAACCCAACCGCCGCGATCCATTCGCTCGGCTGAACTAACAACCGTGTAATCGGCGAGCTTCACATTCACCGCGTTTTTTATTGTTTTATCCATTGTAAATGACATCGTCGTTTATTGTTATATTGGGCAAATCGTAATAAGTCGCGTTATCTGTCATATCTAGCCAACCAATACGGCAAAGCCCGACCACACTCGCGTTATTTGGCTCCAGGTTAACGGCTGAATTCTGGCCATAAACCTCGTAACGATAGCGCCCAGGCAAAGTTAACCCAACCGTTGTAACTGTCAACGTTGTAATCCTTTGATTTTCGTTTACAATCGTTGCAACCTGAGCGAGATCCGTTCCGGTTGTCGAATTCTCTTCATGAGTTAAAACCAAAAGGTAATTGGTAAACGCTGTCGCGAAATACTGGCGGCTCTCGTTTAACGAAAGTCGGAGCGTTTGCGAGGCTGTATCTGTAACGAGGTAAACCATTTTTTCAAATTAAAAAAAAAGGGCGAGCGCAAGGCCCGCCCTTTTAAATTGCGTTTCAATTTTATTACGGAACCGCTGGGTATGCCGGCACAATATCAACATCGTTGAAATTATCAAATGGGTAATCCGTGTATTCAGTTAGGAAATCCGGTTGGTTTGGTTCCTCGGCGGTTAGCGTAATCTGGTATCCGTTCAAATCGCCTTTAGCCTTTCCGCTCTGGTAGGTTCCCGCTGTCAAAAATGCGCCGTCTGTTCGGCCCACCATTAGAATTTGATCGTCGTATAAACGAACAAAAACGGCAACTTTAGCTTTCGACAAATTTTCTAGCTCTTTTTTCTTATCCGGAGCAAGTTTGCCGAGCGTCAATTCAACTACCTGTGAATAATAAAGGGTGCCGTTTTCCAGGTTTGGAGTTGGTGTAACTGTCAACGCTCCGGTGTTTCGATTTGGTTGGTAGCGAAACAAGTCCGATGACGGTAATTCATTTATAAATGTGACGTCCGACGGCGTAGTTAAAAAACCAATTCCGGTTTGGAACTGTTCCCAGTTGCCTATAAAAATTTCTTTTACCCCGCCAACTCCCTCGTTGCACTCGAGTAAAAAACCATTTGTTAAATTACAAGCCATTTTTTTCTAATTGTTAAAAGTTAGTGGGGGGCTGTTAACCCCCCGAATAATTAAAACCAGGTTCCGTAAGCTGCGATTTCGTTACCAATTCCGAACTGACAACCAGCGTAGAATTTAGCTGAGAAACGAACGTTATCCTCGGCAAATTGGCCCATATCCACAACCTGAATGCTATTCCAGTCGCCCAAAATGTTTGTACCAAACCAGAGGTTCGACTTTTGAGCCATGAGAATAGTATCGTCTGGCATGCCTGGGCAAATTGCCAACTGATAACCCAAATAAGATTTAGGCATTTCAGGGCCTCCGTAAGTATACCAACCGTTACCAGAGGCAGCGCTAGCTTGCATAAAGGCTTCCCAAACGTTTTGAGCAATGTAAATAACTGGCTTCTCAGTTGAACGCTTAACAGCCGTTGGGCATTCAGCAACAGTCAACGCAATTTTAGCAATTACATTTGAGCTGTCGATAGCTACCGGAGTAGCAACGAAATTAACGCCTGAACCGCCCGCGTTCATAAGAGTCAAAAGACCGTCATACTGGCCCGCTGTGGCGTTTACACCTGTCCAAAGAATTTCCTCATTCTTTGCCGCGATACCTTCC